GCTATTAGCAGCCAATAATACTTCTGCGCCATCTTCACCATCTGCTATTAAATAATACAAGCATAAAGCAGCAGCTAAAGCTGTCTTACCCTGCTTTCTACTTACTTCTATATAGCTGCTGGTATATCTTCTGGTATTAGTTCCCTTCCAGTAGAATCCAACTATATTAGCTATTATAAACTGCTGCCATCCTTCTAAGGTGAATGGTTTACCAGAATGTTTACCTGTATAATGTTTCAATGTGCTGATAAATAGAATGGCTCTATCTACCTTATCCTCTTTAAATTCCAAATCATCCCTTTTAAGGTCATTCTGGAATCTCTTACAAGCCAGCTTAATAGTCTCACCAGCTATTATTTCACCATTAAGAACCTTACTACAGTAATCATAGTAAAGTTTGGTATTCATTATCTAACTTCCTTTCCTTCCTTTATAAACTGCTCAAATGGGCTATATCCGTCCTGCTCTACTTTAGGCAATTTAGTTCTAGCCTTAGCTGTTAGTCCGAACTCCAGCATAACTTTCATAGCTTGTGTTTGTGCATCTTTAGCAATCTTAATAGCTGGGTGCGGTGCTATGTTACCTCTATCACTGGTAACGGTCAAACCTTCATCTTCTAACTGCTTGGATGCCTTAATGAACATACTATAGTTTCTAGCCAGCATCGTTAAAGCCGCACTATCTACATTCTCTAACATACCAGCACTATCTAGCTGTTCCAGTACATTCTGCATATAATCCTTGGCATCCTTTTCAATGTCCTTTGGAATAGTGTAATCAATCATATTATAGTCTATTTAATTTTTATAATTTATAAAGCTATACAATGGCTCTAATAGGCTTATAATCATTGCAATGTAATTATTAAAGAATGTGAATTATTTATTTGGAAGTCTATTAAGGTATTAGTAAATTTGTAATACAATTAAAGGTAAAACTATGGAGAGACGGTGTAATTACCCAATAGAAATTAAAGCTAAAATAGACTTGAATACCGACCTGCTGCTAACAGAGCTACAGCAATTACTAGGTAAAGACAGGTCTAAACTACTAAGATTGATATTAGCAGATTTCTTTAATAGAAATATTGATATTATAGATGAACATACTAACCACAAATCAGATAAAGCGACATTAATAGAAGCCATACTAAAAGACTTCTTCGATTACAATAGAGAAACTATTAACCAATACATTAAATTCAAAAATGATAAGACCACCTAAATCAGTCCTTCTACAGTATGTTTATGATTACGGACTAGATAAAGCAGCAGCATTATTTCACATTGATACAGAAACAGCAGATAAGATAATTAACTGGAAGCCACAATATGACCAGTACAGCTACAATACAGTAATAGATAAGCCACTTCATAGAAATGCTTCTAAGATAGCTGATATAATAGCTAAGCATTATCCCGAATTAGTAAAGCAATACACCACATACTATAAAGATACTATCTATATGTCCCAGACTGTAGAAGATTTCCTACAGAAAGCAGTAATAAGATGTATGGAAGTAGGGCTGGAAGATGTAACAGAAGAATCTGTATTAGAACTACTAAGAGTGCAATTCAATACTATAAGATGCTATGCTAAGAAGTCCAGCTATACAATGAATAGTAAATTAGTATCATTAGAGGTACAGAATGAGGAAGGTGAATACATAATACCAGCAGAACTATATGCCATATCTAAAGAAGCCGAATAAGCAACCTTCCAGAACATTTAACAGGGAAGAAAGACAGAAGATATACCAATCTACTAAATGGAAGGAATTAAGGCTAGCTAAGCTAATGCAACAGCCATTATGTGAACTATGTTTAGCCAAAGATATTATTAAACCAGCAGAAGATATTCACCACATAGATTCCTTTATGAATTATACTGGCACTAAAAGGCTAGCCAAAGCATTTGACTTTAATAACCTTATGTCTATCTGTAAAGAGTGCCACGCTAAAGAACATCACTAGATTTTTTTAGAATGGAACATATGTAAAGCCTTTATTTATATATTCAGATTTATCTAAATAGTTTAAATTATTATAATCATCACAGAGAATTAGTTTGTCAGAAGTTTCAGCTACAATCTTGCCAATTGTTAGATTGTTTTTAGATACATACATTCCAAGTGGAATGCCTTCACCATTGGGTAACATAACCTCCTTGTTCCTGTGTATAAGCTTAGCATATTCCAATGAACTTATTTTCTTCTGCAAATCGTTAATAGCATTAAGAATTAAATTTGAATCTTTGGATAAAGTTACCTTATCTGGTAAAGTAGCGGGCTTATCAATTGACAATAGCTGCAATAAAGAATTTACATCTTTATCATTTGTCTCATAAGTCTCTTTAATACATTTAGCCATTTCTGGTATAGCCTTCTTGACCTCATCTATCCTTAGGTTCTCATTATAATGTAAAGTCCTAATACCAGCTATATCAAATGGCATAGTAGTTTTAATATCCTTAATTAAGACAGTCTTTAAATTAAATGCCTGTCTAATACCAAGTTCATAAAACACATTGGGATTCCTAGAACTTAAATCACATATAGCCATATCTGATTCTAGTATCTGTTTTAATATGTCCACCACAATAAAGTTTGCTTTGGATGTATCATCGGCTCGCATAGGTTCAAATCCTGCCTCTATCACGGCTGGCTTAACTAGATGTTCATAAACTCTAGTAAAATGTCCTTTATCATAGCCTTCTGCATCACTAATAGGCATTATCACAAAGCATTTCTTCTTATCCTCCGACATAGCCATATAGATTAAATAATATACAAATATAGATAACCTCTATCAATTATCAAACACCCTAAGCAATGAATATCAAATTAAGCATACCTATACTACAATCTCTTACTAACAATGAAGCATTTACTTACTTCTGCACTCTAGTAGCCATTAGTAAGAATCCAGATAGTACTATTAAAGATATAGTAAGAATAACAGGTGTTAGCGAAACTACCATCTTTAACCATCTAAAGAAGTTTGAAGAAGTAGCCAACCTAACAATAGATAGAACTGGATGCAGTAATAAGTATAGCTATACAGAACCTACCAAGTTCTTTGTAACCATAGATAGTAGCCTATTAGATACAGATGTAGATAGGAATGTAATAGGTTTCCTCATCCGATTCAAATGCTGGTCTAGAATAGCATCCAATATAGTAGACCTATCTCTGAATAGAATAGTTCACGAAATAGGAGTACAACATAACACGGTATATTCCGCCTTGGATGCAGGGCTGATAGATAGAAGCGATAAAAAGTTATATTTCACCTTGCTTCATCCCTCACTTACCTTGCTGTGACCTCAATATACAATGCTTATAGTGATCTAAATACAATATTTAAGAATTATTATCAAATACTTGCGTATGTCAAAATCTTTCACTATCTTTGTATTACAATAAATGAAGGAAACTATCATACTGAAACATAGATTTTAATTCGATTATCTAAGTGGACTGGTTAGCTGATTAGCCAGTTCTTCCACTTAATTCACATCTAAGAATCACAAAGTTATTACCATAAGTACCTTTTGAGCATATTTTAGGTACTGATTGTTAATTATTCATTCATAATTTGTGAGTTTGAGTTAGTTTAACAAGGAATAGTAAGCGTAGTGATACGCTTATTATTTTATTTCAAGTGTGACAAATTTTGGTAATGAAACCTCAATCTTCTATAGAAAGAATACCAAAAATGGTCACACCCATAATTCAAACTCCAGATGCTTATAAACTCCAGATTTTAAACCGAATAACTAAACAAATAATTTGCAATTATGACAAATATTATTATTACTAAAGAGTACAAGTATTTAGGTGAATATCCATTATTCAAAGAGGATGGATTACCAGTAGGATATTTAATAGATAAAGGTAAAGTAGGATGCGGTGGAACATCTATAGCTTTAGAAGATGGTAAAGATACTATTATATGTGTTCCCTTTGTATCACTAATTAAGAATAAGATGCAGAAATATAATACAGATGGTAAGGTTAATGTACTAGGTGTTTATGAAGGTGTTACTACATACGAAATTAGAGAATACCTAAATACTAAGGAAGGTGCTAAAAAGATTATGTGTACTTATGATAGTCTGGCTAAAGTAGCTGGTGTTACTGGTTATAACTTCTTCTTACTAATAGATGAACTACACCTGTTATTTATTCAGTATGTATTTAGGAACAAGGCTGTAAGGACTGTACTAGATGAATATACTAAATTCAAAGAATGGTCATTCTTAACAGCTACCCCTATTGAATATGATTTAATGCTGGAAGAACTAAAGGATATTCCGACCTTTAAGATAGACTGGGAACATAAGACCGAAGTAAAGGTAAATGCAGTACAATGTAAGTATGTAGGTGCTACAGTGAAGAAAGTTATCAATGACTTCTTAGAAGGTAAAGTATTCGGTAATGCTCACTTCTTTGTAAACTCGGTGGAATTTATAGCCACTATGATTAAGAACTGTAACCTTACTAATGAGAATACCAGAATCATCTTTAGTAAGAATAATGAAACCTATAAGCATACTTGTCAAGGTGTTACCAATGGTGAAACTACTGATCCTGTGAAGAAGATAAACTTCTATACTTCCACCTGTTTTGAAGGCTGTGACTTGTTTGATACAGAAGGTAAAATTTATATTATATCAGAAAGCACTAAGGCACAGACCTTAATGGATATTAGTACACAGGTAAGACAGATAGTAGGTAGAATTAGAGATACCCAGTATGCAGATTCTATCACACATCTTTATAAAGCTACCAGATACAATACAGACCTTACTTATGAAGAATATAAGCAGGTTGTTCTGGAAGAAGAACAGAAAGCTAAATCGTATACTACTAAGGTTAATAGTGATAAGGAAATTAAGGAAGGAACTAAAGAAAGCATCTATCATTACATTTGGAAGGATGAAGATACTGGTGAATTTGTATTTGACCCTAATAGGATGAAGCTGGATATTTATAACTTCAAGGTACTTAACCATACATACAGTTTACAGGTTAATTTAAGCACTGAATATAATAAGGCTGGTATGGCTGTAGGATGCAGTACAGATAAGACTTCTGATAAGCTATTAAAGAATGATTCAGCCAGAACTACCTTTAAGGATGCTATAGAAGAATATGATTCTATAATGCAAAGAAAGGAAGGTATGGTATTCAGTCTTACAGATGGTGACAGATTAGCCTTATTGAAGAAGAAGTATAGCTATATCAAAGATGCTTATGAACTATTAGGTATGGAACAGATTAGGGAACTTAAATATCATACTTCACATATTCAAAGACTTCTTATTAGTATCTCTGAAAAGATGGATAATAATGCTAAGGTAGCTAAGTTACTGCTTACTATTCCTGTATTTAGAATCGGTGAATTTATTCCTTCTGCTGATATTAAAGATTGCTTGAATAGTATTTATGGCACATTAGGAATCAAAGGAAAAGCTAGCATTAAAGACTTTGAAGATTATGCTAAGATTAAGGAAGCTAGGAAAAGAATAGATGGTAAGCAGGTAAGAGGTTATATTATTCAGTACATTAAAATTAAGTGAGCTATGGTTATTGACTTTACACCCAGTATAAAGGAATCAGAAGAAGCTAGAATATTAAAGCTAAAGGAAGATGCAGTAGAAGCAGGTATTAAAGCTGAGGAAATTTTAAACAGCATAGGAATTAAATATATTATCCGACTTTATAATGAAGGTGGTTGTATTAAGTTTTACAAAGGTTCTAAATGTATAATGATGGCAGGTTTACTAGCTGGCACTAATGAACTAACAGCTAATTTCTCTCTTTATTATAATGCCACTAAACTTAAAGTAGGAAAAGATTTAAAACTGTTGAAGAGAATGATTTCCTTACAGATATACTGCTAAACCTATATTCACAACTATAATAATCAGACCTAAGATAGTGTTTGAATAAATTGTTAAAATTATTGCAATTTGGTTTTGATGTGTAAAATATTATTGTTATATTTGTAATACGATAAAGAGTTATATGGGAATGGCTTTATTGGTCTGGTTAGTGAGTAATTTAGTTCTACTTTACTACTAATCAAAGTAATAAGACTGCAGATACTTCTAATACAAAGATTCTATTAATTTATTTACACGCCAAATTCTGTATTTGGATTTACCATCTAATAGATGCACCTAACACAAAGATTATATTGAGATTTGTTATTCTTGGTAAGGTGGTCTGTGAAGATAGCCTTACTTCTTTTGATTATTAACTGCTTAAACTATATATACTATGACTTACTTATTAATGATTTTATTAGCAGCTTTGTTATATGGGCTGGCTAGGGTGGTTGTAAATGATATTAAAGACCACATTACTAAAGAAATAGATCGGGTTATTATCTCACTTAAAACAGGTAATTATGTGGGTAGATGAAGATGGTAACAGAATTGTATCGGAAACAGAAGAGGAAGAGATCTTAGCAATAGAATAACCCATTAGCCTGTAAATAGTATATGGTTAATGTGAATGATTTATGACTTATGATAATGGATACAGGCTAGTATAAACTACTAGCTTAAATGGACAAGTTTGATGAATTAGAACTAAATGGAAGAAAACTATTAGAATCATTTTTAATACAAGTGGGTGCTACTAATCTGTACCCTACAGAAGATAAATATGCACCAGTGGACTACTATTTTACTTATAAGGATAAGAAGGTGGTAGCTGAAATAAAGGTAAGAGATATTAAGTATGAAGGCTATGATACTCACTTAATGGAAGTGTCTAAATATAAGTCCTTAGTGAAGGATAAGAAAGATAGCCAGTCAGATACAGCATACTACATTAACTTCTTTACAGATGGAACTAAAGTTAATGCTTATTGGTACTCTGTAAGCAGTATTAGGAACTTTGGTACTATAGATTATAAGTACTGCCCGACTACTACAGCAGTCGATAACGGTAACTACTATAAGAAGGTTATTATGATCCCTTCAAATAAGGCTCAAAGATTTGCTTTGGTAAATGGTAGGTGGAACAATGTCCTTGATTCTAAACCTTAAAGGTTGCTTGTATTAAACTTTGTTGTTATATTTGTAGTACTATTAATAATGTCAATATGGATAATTTAGATATACCTAAAGCAAATTTAGGTGATTATTGCTATGGTGTAACAAAGGCACTTATTTCTAGCGTCCCTTATATAGGTAGCTTTGTGGCTGAAATGCTTACGATGTATATTCCTTCGCCTTTAGAGTCTCGTAGAGATAAATGGATGAATTTAATGATGGATATGCTGAAAGAATTAATAGATAAGGATGATAGTTTAATTGAAAGATTAAAGAATAATGAGGAATTTCATACTTTCGTTATAGAAATAACTCAGAAAGCGTTGTGTACACATTTAGAAGATAAGATTGAGTTATATAAATGTCTATTGAGGAATGCTATATTGATAGATACTTCATATTATTTAAAATCTATGTTTATTAGATATGTGGATGAGTTACATCCTGTACAAATTCTATTTATTAAGTATATAAACTGCAATAAGATTAAATTGATTAATATAGATTCATTCTCGAAATATTATATATTGTTTAGTCAAGATAATAAAATTAGCAATTTAACAATTGACCATATGTGGTTTTTCCTTAAAGACTTAGAGAGACGGGGGTTAATCTATGTTAGTGATAATTTGGTTCATCCAGAATTTAAAGTTGCAAAGACTCACGAAAGATATAATGTCAGAAGTAAAGAACCTATATTAGATCAGCCCTACATTTCCATAAATGAATTGGGTATACAGTTTTTAGAAATGATAAAAAAAGATATAACTGAAGACTAGCTAGAATATTCAGAAAGAGTGGGACGCATAAAATAAACTGGACAGTGTCTCCTTAAATTACAACTTATTACCCCAGCTTGCCTTAATTGGTGGGCTGGGGTTTATTGTTAAAGGATTAAGCTTAATTTTGTGTTGGAGTTTCAGTCTAGCTCTTCATTACTTATCTCCTGCTGCCAAAGATGGTGTAATATATTCTCACTCGTGATCTGATTAATGCTATCTGATAAACCTAGCTCAATAACCTTTTGTTCGTATAACTGATATAATGTAGCATCTGTATAATGTTTACCTATATACCATAATATTTCTGAGATCTTATTAATACGTCCATATAGTATAGTTTTGTCAATGCCATTTAAGAATGATTGAGCTTTACTTATAGTAGATAGGTCTTTAATAACTCTGATTGCTTTAGATATATCTGGCAACTCATAAATATTGACATCCCTGCTATGTAGTTGGTCAAGTCTCAATAAAGTAGCTTCCGCAAATAAATAATCTAATATATTAGTCTTGGGTTTCGGAGGCTTATTCTCATCTTTAGCTATAATTGGAGTGTCTACTTGATCCATTTTAAATAGTTTACCATCTAATTTATTGAATGCGGAATGTACCTTGTTGGCTTTGTCCTGTTCATTAAGATGTTCATATACCGCATCTATCATAGTTGTATCTTCGTGTCCAGTTGCTATAATCACAACGTCTTTAGGTATTCCCATACGACACATAATTGTGACAAATGTATGCCTTGCGGTGTGTGAATGTATCATCTGGTGTAATGGTTTGGTAATATTCAATATATCAGTACCTTTCTGCTCTTGGTATTCTATAGGTTCATTAAGTCCTACAGCCTCGGCAATACGTTTAATATCTTTATTCATTCTAAAGTCTTTAATAGTATTTATATCTACTATCATCTTTTTATTATTGTACTTGTTTAATATCTCTCTAGCCAATGGAAGTAATGGTATGATAGCCATTTCATTAGTTTTTTGTTGTGTTATAGTTATGGTGTTAGTCTTGCTATCATACTTGTAGTCTCCATTAAAGAATTTAGGCATATCTGATATACGTTGCCCAACTAAACATTGAAGTATAAATATGTCTCTAATCTCTTCTAACTCTGTAGCTTTCCTTCCTTTTGGGGTGTAGCTGTATAGTGACATTACTTGTTCCTCCGTTAGTGCCACTTGTTTATTCTTACGCTTAGTTTTATTAGTGTTATCCTTAATTAATTCTAATAAGTGTAAGTTGTTACCCTCAAAGCTAAATTGAATTTTGCTAGATTTGTTAGCAATTCTGCATACTGCAAGTATCCTCTTGATATAAGCATTGATCGTAGTAGCGTTAGTCTTCTTATTTATATAATATTGTTTGAACTGCTCTAGTGTTTCAAGGTTTATGTTATTCCAAGTGTTATCAATTTTGGATGCTTTTAAGAATGTTTCTAGGTATCCTATAGCACCAATATTCCCCTTCTTGGTAGATTCTTTTGTGCTTTGCCTATCTATAAGTTGCTTCATTTCTAATGTTGCGCTGATCTGCTGTTTCATTTTACTAATTCTATTTATATGCTTATAGTCTTTATAGATATACTCCCGCAGGATGTTTAAGCTGTTCGTGATCTTGTCGGGATTATCACAAAGATACTCTTTATAAGACGATACACTGTCTCTAAGTGCTTTAATTTTTTTATTGGCGATTTCATTATTCTGATTATCTAGTTCTGTTAGACGAACACTTATATAGGCTTCTTGTTTCTTTGTGTTCCAGTGCTCTGGATACACTTTAACCCCTGTAGCTAGTTTAACTTGCTTCCCTTGTATCCGACATACTAAATAGATATTGGTCGGCTTAGTTGACTTTGGTTGCCTCAATACAAAAGATGTCTGTATCTCGTTAATGAATATCTGTTGTTCCATCATATCGGTTCTTTAATTTGGTTCTTCAAATTCGTTCTTCAATTTGGTTCTTTTAGATACCATCTGTGAATGAGATCTCTACAACTGTCTCTTCTATAGTCTTGAAACTCACATAGGTGAAATTTCACTATCTGATTTAGAGAAATTAAACGGAAACTTGTGAGAATGATTGAATTTGTGTTTCTTTGTATGGTTATTAAGAATTTGAATTATGTCATTGAATAAGGTTATATTGATCGGCAACGTAGGCAAAGATCCTGACGTTCGCTATTTTGACAGTGGTGCCGCTGTCGCTAATTTCCCGCTGGCAACCTCGGAACGTGGGTATACGTTGGCAAATGGAACGGTGGTTCCGGAACGTAC